CGTATGAGGATACTGTTGTAAGCGTGCGCAGTCGTCAGCCTGCTACCGTGAGTGTGTCAAGTGGTTTGACCGCTGCACGGCAACGTCAGTTGCAGATCGCTCGACACCGCTAGCCGAGTCGCAGCCGACGCTTTGAGCGTCACTGAGTGACATCACTCGTGGCTTCCCCATAAACATCTATATCTCAAAGGAGATGCAAGTGAAGAAGTACACCGAAACCCTCGGTGAGAAGCGCGACGCCGCGCTTGCTCGCGCCGAGGCGATCACGGCTGCGGCTGTTGCCGAAGCGCGTGACATCACGAAGGAAGAGGATGCTGAGATCGCTTCAGCGCTCGACGAGGTCCGCGATCTCGATGAGCAGATCAAGCGTCACAGTGAACTTGAGGCTCGCGCCGCTGCCGCTGCAGAAGCGCGTGCAGTCAAGCCTGCCGACGTGGTCACTGTGAAGTCCGAGCCGCGCACCTACTCGCCCGAGTCGCGCAACTCGTTCATCGCAGACGCCTACAACGCACAGTTCAACGGCGACTTCGCCGCACGTGAGCGTCTCTCGCGCCACATGCAGGAAGAGCGCGTCGAGCGTCGCGATGTGACGAGCGCGAACTTCAGCGGTTTGGTCGTTCCGCAGTACCTGACTGGTCTCGCTGCACCGTTCGCTCGCGCCGGTCGTCCGATTGCGGACACCGCTCGCAAGCACGCGCTGCCTGCGTCTGGTCTCACGCTGAACATCAGCCGTGTCACCACCGGTTCGTCGGTTGCTCAGCAGACTGAAGGTGCTGCTGTTTCGGAGACGAACATGGACGACACGCTGCTCACCATCAACGTCAACACGTACGCTGGTCAGCAGAACGTGAGCCGTCAGGCGATCGAGCGCGGCACTGGTGTCGACTCGCTGGTGATGAACGACCTCGTTCTCGCCTACCACACGGCACTCGACGCCGCTGTGACCACGTCGATGACGAACGCGATCACTCAGGTGGTCACGTACACCGACGCGTCGCCCAGCGTTGCCGAACTGTACCCCAAACTGCTCGACGCTGTGCAGCGCATTCAGACCAACTTCTTCGGTGGTCCGAATGTGATCTACATGCACCCGCGTCGTCTCGCGTGGATCCTGTCGGCGCTTGACAACTCGAACCGTCCGTTGGCAACGCCGACGATGAACGGTCCGTTCAACGCCACCGCAGTCGGCGACGGCTCGGTTCAGTACGGGATGTCGCGTTACTCGATCGCAGGTCTCCCTGTGGTCACCGATGCGAACGTCACCACGACGAACGGCGCCGGTGCGAACGAGGATGTCATCATCGTCGGTAACACGCAAGAACTGCACCTGTGGGAACAGGGCAACGGCGATCCGATGATGCTGCGCTTTGAGCAGCCGAAGGGTAACGAACTCGATGTGCAGATCATCGTCTACGGGTACGCAGCATTCACTGCCGCGCGTTACCCGAACGCGTTCTCGCTCATCGGCGGTACGGGACTCGTCACGCCGACGTTCTGAACGTCGCAATAAACTGAGTGCACGCGTGGCGTGCCAGTGGTCTGCTAGACTGCTGGCACGCCACAACTGTATGCGAGGTGCAACATGAACAAGCAGATCGAGGCTCTACTGGTTGAACGTCTCGGTTACGAGCGGCGCGGCTTGAAGGACCGTATCGCTGCAGTCAATGAGCAACTGCGAGCGCTCGGATATAGCGAACGGTACGCACGTCCAGAAGTCGAAACAGCAACCACCGAGCCGCAAGTTGAGCGCAGCATCCGTGGTAAAACTAAGAAGCGCGAAGTCTGATGGCTATCACCAACGGCTATTGCACGCTCAACGAGGTGAAGGCAGCGCTGCGCATCACCGACGCAACCGATGACACACTCATCGAGGGAGCGATCGAAGGAGCGTCACGTCGCATCGACGGCTACACCGGTCGCTTCTTTTATCAGAAAAGTGCAGCGATCAAGATGTACGCACGTGACATCTACACGCTGCTGCTGCAGGATGATCTATATCAGATCACCACGTTGAAGACAGACGACGACGGCGACGGCACATACGAGGACACGTGGACGTTGAATGTCGACTATCAACTTCAACCGTTGAACGCGACGTTGCAGAACCGTCCGTACAACCGACTCACCGCTATCGGTGGCAAGACTTTCCCGATCGTGATTCAACCTGAGATTCCTGCAGTCGAGGTGACCGGCATCTGGGGTTGGGGAGCGATCCCAGACGACGTGAACCAGGCGTGTATCCTGTTGGCGATGCGCGGTTTCGCTCGTTACAACGCCGCGCTCGGTGTGGTCGGGTTCGCGGACATGGCGATCCAGGTGCGTAGCGTCGACCCAGATGTGCGTGACATGTTGTCGCCGTACGTGCGTTACGGTATCGCCTGATGCCAGCCTCGGTATCACAGGTAGCAACTGGGCTGAAGACACGCCTAGCGACTATCAGCGGACTGCGTACTTTCGCCTATCAGCCTGAGCAGGTAAACCCACCAGTCGGATACCCTGTGCTCAACAGCGTGACATATCACCGTGCTTTTGCCGGTGGCGACGTGGTGATGGACTGGTCGGTGTATGTAATCGTCGGCAGATGGACTGATAGCCGTGCCTTTGACACCTTGGACGGCTATCTGTCGTACGACGGTGTCACTTCTTTACGTGCTGCGATAGAGGGTGACAAAACCCTCGGTGGTGTAGCACGTACACTGATAGTCAACTCGTCCATCTCGATCGAGCCACAGTCACAAGCAGATGCCGAGTTCATGACGGTGCGTGTCGATGTCACCGTACATGCTTGAACAAAGCCACACAGTACACACGTGTAGGATGATCACCATGGCAACGTACAAAGTCACAAGCGATCGTCTCGCGAACAAGAAGCGCGGCGATCTCCTGTCCAGCGATGATGCAGGCGATCTAAACATCGACGCGCTCATCGCCGCTGGGCACCTTGAACTTGCACGTGTGACAAAGTCCGACAAAACCGCTAGCGAAAGCGAGAAGTAAACCATGGCTCAACTCGTCCTCACCAACGCGTCGATCACGATCAACTCGATTGATCTGAGCGATCGCGCTAACAGCGTCGAACTCAACTACGAGGTCGACAGCGTCGAGGTTACTGCGTTCGGCGACACCGGACACAAGTTCACCGGTGGTCTGCAGAACAACACGTGCACTATCGAGTTCATGCAGGACTTCGCCGCTTCTGAGGTTGAAGCGACGATCTATCCGCTCGTCGGCACGCAAACCACTGTTGTCATCAAGCCGACCAGCGCTGCTGTATCAGCAACGAATCCCTCGTACACGCTGAGCGGCACGTTCCTCGCGTCGCACACGCCTGTCGCTGGTGCGGTTGGTGAGTTGGCGATGACGAGTCTCACGTTCACTGGTGGAGCGCTCGCCAAGTCGACTGGTGCCTGATCGCAACAACTGACTGAAGGGACAGAACAGTATGAAACTCAGTATGATCGTAAAGCCGATCGAGGGCGAGCCGTATGAAGTCACCGCTCGGTTTGGCGACTTCGTCGCTTTTGAGCGTACGTGGAACCGGTCAGTCGCCAAACTTGAAAGCGAGATGCGACTCACCGATATCGCGTGGCTTGCGTGGCAGGTGTCGAAGCGCATCGGCAAGACGACCGAGCCGTTCGACCCGACGTGGATCCAGTCGATCGATGAGGTCGCGGTCAAGGACGAGCCTGCTGATAGCCCTTTGGACAAAACAGCGCCCACTGGCTGATCGCATCTCTCGCGTGCGAGACACATATCGCACCGAGTCAACTACTGGCAGAATCGCCTGAGATGCTGGCGGCTATGATCGAATACATGCAGCATCGCACACGTGAACAAGTCAAAGCACAGAAACGGTTCCGACGTTGACAGTTCGCGTTGATGTACATGGTATCTCACAGGCGTTGCGTGAACTGCGCTCGTATGATAAACAGATGTACAAGCAGATCACAACCAAGATGGCTAACACTGCTACCGGTTTGGCTGCTCAAGTTGGTAGCGACTTCCCAGATAAAGCGTTGACACGCTGGAAAGGTACGCCACCGAAAAAGCGCCGCAGTAAGAAAAAGCCGTTCCCGACTTACCCGAGCGCAGCCGTACGTGGCGGTGTGAAGCCTAAAGTCGGCGTCGGCAGGGTAGTTGAAGGACAGCGCACGATCCTACGAATCCAACAGATGACTGCCGGTGGTGCTGTATTCGACTCGGCAGGTAGCCGCACCGATAACCTGTTCATCAAAAACCTCGACACATACGCGCCGACAAAAGGTACGAGCCGCGTCGGACAGTTACGCTCACGCGTGCTGTATAAAGCGGTGGAGAAGCGTCAGCCACAGGTGGAAGGTGTGGTCGCTGCAGCGGTACGCATCACTGATAAGATAGTGCAGTCGTCGATCAACTCGTGAAAGGTGGTGATGCAGCGTGGCTGTAGGCGTCAACATAGTATCCGAGTTCGACAGCAAGGGTATCAAGAAGGCGATCGCCGACTTCAAGAAACTTGAAGGTGCAGGTGCTAAAGCCACCTACGGGCTGCGCACTTTCGATTCAGCAGCAGTCGGTCTCGGCAAGAGCCTAGTCAAGTTCGGTGCTATCGCAGCAGGCGCTGCCGGTGTGGTCGGTTACAACCTCGTGCAGGCAGCGTCGTCCCTAGAGGAATCCATCTCCAAGGTGAACGTCGTGTTCGGCGAGTCCGCTGGTGCAGTTGAGGCGTTCGCATCACAAGCAGCAACGAGTATTGGTATCTCACGACAGGCGGCACTGGAGGCTGCAGGTACGTACGGTAACCTGTTCCAGGCGTTCGGCGTCGGCAGGCAACAGTCACAAGAGATGTCGACGACGCTGGTACAGTTGGCTGCAGATCTAGCGTCGTTCAACAACAGCACCATCGATGACGCGCTCATCGCGTTGCGTTCTGGTTTGTCTGGTGAGACTGAGCCGCTGAAGCGTTTCGGTGTCGCGCTAAATGACGTCCGGTTGAAGCAGGAAGCGCTCAACCTCGGTCTTTACAACGGCAAGG